TTTTATAGTAATCCCAAATATCGTGGTGTTCAATTGGAAACAGCACAAATCTGTTCTTATTTTCTGTTAAGATTTTTTCCATTTTTTTATAAGTTAAAGTGTTTGTTCTCGTTGTCTTCTCCTATCCATCAATTCTTTCTGACGCTGTTTTACCGATTCTTCCTTCTTTTCTTCCAAACCCAAGAAGGTTACACTCTGCTCAGTGTCAATTTCTAAAAACTCGTTGTTGAATTTACAATTCTCAAATACAATACCATCCCTTCCGATGCGTGATTTCGTGATAGCAATCGTTGCGAGGTTCATCTCTTTTTGTTGAAGTGACTTTGCAATTGAGATAATTACGTGTCCGACTTGTGCCTTCTTGATTGATCCACCCATCTGATCTGTCGTTACAACATCAGAAGAGATTGACGATCTATTACCTTGGGTCGCTGTCCAACCCGCGATATCCAACTCAGTACACATTGCTTCAAACTTCCTCATCACCGATCCTTCACTCTTCCAATCATCCGCCCCCGTCATACTTTTATCAGGAAGAACACAATCAATATAATCAACAACCAAAAGGTCAATGGTTACACCTTCAGCTTTGATTTTACGAATATAATTCTTAATGTGACTCATAGTTAAGGTGTCGGAAGGTAGTTTTCTGAGCATCAACTTGTTAGGTTGTGACTCTCTGATTTCCTTAACCTTATCCATAACTTCGTCTTTGTGTGCAGGAAGTTCAGAGTTTGCAAGTCCAGTCCACAAGGTAAAGTGCTTTCTTTGGATAATCTTTTGGTTGTCTTCAAAGAAGATTTGAAGAACATTGAATCCCATATTGAAAGCGTTGTTTGCGATTTTTGTGAGTATAGTTGTCTTACCTACACCCGTCGGAGCAAGGATAACACCAATTTCTCCCTTCGCCAATCCACCATTTAAAAGATTATCCAACCCGTGAATTCCCATTGGAATTGGATGTCTATAATCTTCCGCCAAAACATCATCTAAATCACTAAACACGTCTGCCGTGTCTTGTTCCATATTACCAACCTGTAACCCCTCTCTCACCATTTCTTCCAACGCATCATAATTTTCAAAATCACCTTTATCGATGATTTTCTGTGCTTTTTCAAGCACTTTTTTCATTACTTGTTGTTTACAAAATTTAAGTGCTTTGTCTTGCACAAACTCATGACCCTCTTGTGGTGCATTTTTGACATTTTCAAGTGTGTCAATAATTACCTTTCGAGCTTGTTCTTGAGAAATTTCAGAAATAGTTAGTTGTTCAAGCGTTGCAATATTCGGAATAGACTCGTACTTAATGTGGTATTCTTTAATCATTTGAACAATGATCGAATAATACTTATTGTCAAAATACGTGGGTTCAATAACCTCCATAATAGACCCCGAAAACTTCTTATCAAAGATTATTTGATTGAGAAGTTGGAGTTGGAAATTATTACCTAAATAACCGAAATTTTTCTGATTTGCCATGAATAAACTACCTTATTATTCTATAAATATAATTAAACAAGTTCTAAATCAAAGTAAGTGTAAGTTAAATTTTCATCTGAAAAAACATCTGTGAGATTTCTCAATACACCCTTAAGAAGTGGTCGTATATCAACAGTGTAACGAACTTTTGGTGGGTAAACCTTAGCGTCAAACTGAGTGTGATAAATTGTTCGATTTCCATCTTTAATGTAGATATTAAAGTTTTCGGGACCATCAGTGTTTGATGTTTCCATAATAGACTCATCGGTAACAATTTGAAAATAGTTATCGCACATATATACGAGTGTTTTCTTTTTTAAATCGTCCTGAATAATGTTTTTAATATTATTCATTTCATAATACAAATTCAAAGATCGTCCTGCATTTTCTTGAAAATCCCGCACATTAAAGAATCGTTGGACCACAAAGTTGTCGTTGAGGGTGATCAACAATTCCATTTTTTTCAATTCTTGTTCTTTCATTTTTTTTGTTTTTTAAAGGTTTGTTTTTCTTTTCTTGTTAACTTCATAAAAGGGGTTATAAAATCAACCCACGCATTGTCTCCTCTCGGTAAAAAATTGTACAGACCATCTTCTCTCATAAGTTTCATCGCCTGTTTATATGATCTACCATCGGGATCTAAACTCTCATTGATTAGGCTTAATATTTCATTCTTTGCTTCTTGTGTTAAAATTGGATTTCGTAAATCAATCAGCTTTCTGTTGATATCATAAAGTTCTTTTTCAAATATACCATCTTTTGTTTTACCAGTCAAAAGGTTTTGTAAAGTTTTGTTGTTTTTGTTTTCTTCAAAAAGTTTCTCAGCCAAATCTAATACATCTTCCACTTCCATCTTTTTTGTTAACAGGTCGGGAAATAATTTAACTAATGTCTTTTCACCTAAAAAATAAACTCCATTTATATTATCTGACGTATCACCACAAAAGATTTTAAAAACCGCCACATTTTCTGATGGAACATATAGTTCTTTCACTATCTGAATTTTTTCGCCATACTTTATTAATCCATTAAACGGATTATAGATCCACACATTTTCTTTCATCAATTGTGTTAGATCTTTATCACCCGAATAAATAGTTACTTGTTCGTTGTCAGAATTTTGAGTGTAAAAAGCAATTAGATCATCAGATTCACACTCCGCTCGTTCTACTTGTCTTACAAAAAACTCTTCCAAATAAAGTTGAATGCGATTCTTTTGTTCGTAAAAGGATTGAGTATCAAAGTCATCAGATTTTATTCGGTTCGCTTTGTATTCTGCAAGAATCTTTCTTCGCTCCAAAGAGTTATATTCTCCATCCCAAAACACAAGAATCTTATCGTAGTTATACTCAGTAAGTTGCTTTCTAAGTGTATTTAAAAAATGGAAAATACCTCCTACTTTCTTATCTTTAGAGTATAAATTCTTAGCTCCGTGAAATCCGATTTTCAGGAGGTTATTTCCATCAACCAATAAAGTTCTCACAACAAATCGCTTAGAGATTCAACGTCTTCTTCTAATTTGTATTCTCCACCTGATCCTAAAATTTCTTTCCAATAATCAGCGTGTTCTTTTTTATATGTTTCAATAGAGGATTTTTCCTCTGATGAATCTTTACCATGCAAAAAACCGTGAGGTGTTACCAAAATTTTACCATCTTCATACCCCAACCCATTAATATGGTTTTTCATCACAGAGATTTTGGTTCGTGTAGCAAATTTTACCTTTCGTCCATCTTTTGTTGCACTAATCTTAGTTGTTCCCGCATTTTTCTGATTTCCAAAAAGAAAAACAATTGATGAATTCAACCAAATTGCTTCCCCACCTTTAGCTTTGATCTTTGGTTGTCCAAAGGGGTTGTCGGGAAGTTCAACCCACGGTTGGTTGACAATAACCAAAGTATTGGTGTATTTGCTCTCAGACCTGCGACTTCCTGAAATTCGTTGGTTTATACCCATCCCAATCTTATCAGCAAGAACAGATGCGTTGTGTTGTTTACCTCCCTTACCATCAAAAGTCATTTTACAAGGTACGGAGCCAACTGAATCCCAAAGGAACAAAATATCATAATCAATGTCGCCCTTGTCTTGTGCGTCCAACACTTCATTAATATAATCGGTGATTTGTTCAATATAATCAAAGTCATTCCTAAAAAGGAAAAAACCGTCCCAATCTAATTCACCTGTTTCTTCATCAACAACTTCCTCACATTGAAATCCCATAATTTTAGCATGATCGAAACTCCATTTCTGTTCTGTAATAATAAAAACAGGTAGAATGTTTTTTTGTTGTGCGTTAACCGCAGACTTTACAAGTGCTGTTGTTTTACCTGTATCTGAGTGACCCAAGAACATATTAAGGTGACCGAGTGCAGGACCCGGCAATCCTGTTGCGTCCAAAAACTCTTGACCCAAATCAAGGTATTTTTGTGGTTTGTATTTTGCCGAAGTTGAAAACTTCTTTTTTACCGAAGTAAAATCTTTTTTCTTGATTGCCATTTAATTTTTTATTTTTTTAATTACGCACTTTTTGTAGTAAAAAAGATGGCACCGACACAAATGTCGGCACCACCTGTTAATTTTGTTTTTTTAGAACGGAAGTTCCGCCGAGGGAAGTTCGTTGTGTTGTGGATCAAGGTCGCTTTCTTCATCCGTAGATGTTCCACCACCAAACTCAGAGGTTCCTTCATCACCATAAACATATTTACCTGTTGCATTGTCCCAACGTGGGGTTTCTCCACGAGAAATAGCATCAAGATATTCATATGGTTTTTTTGAATAAACATCACTCCAAACCAATTCGTCTTTAAGCCATTCTTCTTTTTGTTTTTGATCATCTGACAAAGGACAGGGATCATCGTGCATAATAGACTGTATTGTAGTGTACTCTTTACCTTGGGTCGATTTAGACTTTGTAAGTGTGATAATTAAGTCTCGCCCATTTTCGGGGTTGGTAATGTCGCCTTTTTCTCTCCAAATCGGGATGATTTTATCCAACACTCCTTCGTTTTTATAGTTGTGTTTAAACCGCCAAAACTTAACACCATCTTCCTCA